CCATATTAATGCATTCTTAGTATTGCAATATTGCGTAATCGTATTTCAATGTTAATTCGATTGTTACAGCTTCTTCTGTTCCCCAATCCATCTGTCCAAAATTAGCTTCTGAAATGAAAGCGCCTTTCAATGTCCAGTTTTCAATTTTTTCACCTAATGCAGACAATGAATAAAATTCTATATCACGTTTGTAATCTGCAGAATATCCATCACGACCTGTTAATGATTCGTGGTGGAAACGTACCCATTCCATTACATTTTGTGCACCTTCACTTGTAATAGGATCATACAATGTGATAGAAACATCATTCCAACGGCTTTTTCCTTTAACCTTGCGGTCAACGTTGATATGATCTAAAACAATCTCGCCATTTGTCATTGATGGACGAGCTGCTGCTTTAATTAGATATGCAGGTATATTTGTTCCAGCTAATTGCATGATAAATCTATTAGCATATTTCGGTTCCCACGAAAATGCACTATAAAATAAATCACTTTGGCTAATATCTGGTAATGTTGGTGTTAATGCCATTATGTTCCTCTTTTTGTTTTATATAAATATCGGCAAAGTAAAAAAGGTAGAACCTAAGTCCTACCTTTCTTAAAAATGTTTATTATTCTACTATGCCGGGAAACTTGCTCCAGTTGGCTGAATATTAAAATCAAGAATAATAAATTCCGCAGTGCGGGTTGGTTGAAGGAATATTTGACCATATAAAATATTTTGATCAATTAAATCCGGTGTGTTATTTGATTGATCCATAACAACTCTGAATTGATATAATCCTTGTTTGTTTTTTACCATATCTAAATATGGATTAACAATTGATAAGAATCTCAATCTTGTTGCATCTGTATTTTGTTCAAATACTAAATAGCGAGTTGAAGATGCAATATATTTCTTAACAGCAATCAACAAACGACGTACATTTACGCGGTCTAATGCACTTGGACGAGCCTGTAAAGTCTTTTGACCCCAAACAACTACTCCTTCATTAGGGAAGTTCGCAATAGGATTAACGCGAGCATTATACAATGCATCTCGGTCTGCCTGTGTCAAATTGGTTTTTGTAGCGCTAACTGCTGTTAAACTACCACGATTCAAACCAGCTGGTGCATACCATGGATTTGCATTTTGATCTGTAAATGATAATACTCCAGGAATCATTACTGATGGTGGAACAAACATTGATACACCCGTATCAGGACGACGAATTTGAAGCCATGGCCAATAAGTTGCAGTATAGCTACTATCCAATGTTGAAACTTGATTAACTACCGTTGTAATTGAATCTGTTGCAGCATTTGAATCCATCACGTAAAATGTGTCTTGACGATCTTCTGCTAATTGACGAGCTGCATTTGTAACAATCGGGTGAAGACTTTGAATGATACCTGGTGTAACAAGTAAATTCATATCATAGTAATCAGTATTGCTCAATAATGCAAATGCTTTATTATAAGCCGTTGTACCTGTTGATGTTGTTGAGTTACATGCAAAACCAAATGTATTTGCTGCAGTAATATTCTCTCCGGAATATTTTTTCAAGTTAGGTTTAGCTCCATCAAAACCACCTTGCATTGGTACAATAAATTTACGTGTTGACAATGCAACATTGGTAGACATAGTTGAACCTGTCAATGCACCTTGCAATGAATTTGAATATGGTGCAGATGATGGGAAGCCTAAAGCTGCATCTTGACTTACATCTCCTAAATAGAAATCTGAATTGCTACCAGTTGTTGATCCTGATGTTGGAATTGGCGCTAAATAATTCAAGTTATTCGTAACATTGAAATTAAAACCAAAATATGTATTAGTATTAATACCTGTCGAACCTACTTGAGAAGTTGTATATGTTACTTCTTTAAGATTGAATGATGCAGATGCATTTGGAATTGGTGACGTAACAGCACGGAATCCAAATGGAATCAATGCGCTGCTATTTGTTTTATTCTTAACTGCATTTGTTACTTCTACGCGGACGTATGAAGATAAATTTTCATAATCTCCAGAAATTGTTAATCTGCCATCGTTATCAATTGTTCTAAGTTTATCACCAATTACGCGCGCAATATAACGTGTTGAGTTTGGATCTAAGTTTACATTTGTATACGTTTCAACTGCAGGTGAATTATCTGTATCAGATACTAAACCATAATAAGGTTGAGCAGCTGGTAAATTTGCATTGTTAACTCGACGAATCTCAACCGTAAACGTTGGATATTCTCCAGATACTGCTTCCGGTAATGTTACAATGTCACGAATACCAATTTTTGTTTCATAGTTAACATTTGTACCATGAGACAATGTATGGAAACGGAACAAGTTAACAGCCGTACCACTTTGTTTCTGTGATGTGATCCAAGGTGTTGATGCTGTTTGATAATCTTGAACAAATTCATATGTCGGCAAATATGCTAACGACATTGTTACATGTGCTAATGTTGCAAATGCTGATGTTGCTGTTGGGTTTTCGTATTGAACGTAAACTGGATATTGAATTGATTTTGGTGAATTACCTAATGTTGTAGACACATAATTATTGTCTGAACTAACAATTGATAATGGAATAGCAGAGCCATTTCCTGCCAAAAACGATGAAAATCCAATTGCCGAATCTTGTGCTGCGGCAAATGATCCAGAAAGTGTCAATGTAAATGTACCATTATTTCCTGGACCACCTGATGATAAAACTGATTTTTCAAATACATTTGTAGTTCCATCGGTTGTTACCGGTAAGGTTGGATGTAATACATGAGTTACAATTTTAGTTGTTCCTGCTGTCGAACTAGATTCGGCAAGGATCGCTAAACCACCGTTCGTTAATTTATATCCATCTTCATACAATAAACGTGTTACTGTAATTACATTTCCTGCTTTCAAATAATCTTCAACTACGAATGGTACATATGAATCATCTGTATATGATCCAAATTTACTAACAAAGTCTCCGTAATTTGTTATTTGAGTAGGAATTAGTGCAGGACCTTTTAGTGTCGGTCCTACAATTGCTGCACCAATTTGTGCAATTCCACCAGCTAAATACGATTGATCTACTTCATTCGTAAACACGCCAGGTGATACTATTCTTTCTGCCATTTAATACTCCTATGATTTTTTTATATAAATATGGGTTTATTGTGCTAAACCTTGATCCGGAGTAAATGTTCCGTCTGCAATATTGATTTGACCTTCGCCATATCGTTCTCGCATTTTGTCTAAAAGCTCAGATTCTTGTTTTCTTAAAGATTCAAATTGATCTAAATATTTGTTTTGTTCTGCAGTCATTAATTCCAATTGACGATTCAATACATGAAGTTCAATTGCAATATTTCCTAGTGTGGTTGAATTTTTTGTAAAGTCGTTTCGTAATGCTTGAATTGCATCTAGATGTTCTGCGTCTAGTTTTCTGGTCATAATGTTTTATCCTTTTTCTTTTAATATAAGAAATTAATTATTACATTCCAAGCATCGTAACATCATTTATATTAATTGAAATTCCTGCACAAGATAACGTATCTCCTTCTAATGTAAAATCTGTTCTGCATTCCAATTTTGTGCCATTAGGTACATTTGATGTATCAATATTCAAACCATAACAACTATAGGCATCATATACATTGTATATTAAACCATATGGTTCACAAATTTCAATCATTTCAATGTTTGTTTTTGATAAAAATTCCTTTAATGTCATAAAACTCCTTTTTTATATTGTACTTGTATCTAATAATAAACCATAACCTCGTTTATCAAATCCAATACCTGAAGATCCGGATACCGAGAATATTGTATCAATTGATCCAGATTGTGTAATTTTTACTAAACCATTAACTCTAGATCCACTGTAATGCGTAAATTGACCAGTTAAATACATATTCCCAGATGTATCAAATTCTATTGGATTTGAATTTGAAGCTAAGCCGCTATAATTTAAACCAGTGCCTGTTTTGAATGTAGTATCAATTGCACCCGATGCATTTAATCTAGCAATACGATTAATTGTTGAGCCACTGTATGTGGTTCCTTCAGCAATTATCATTAGTTTGCCATCTGGAGTTTGTTTTGCAAATATTAATCCTGCATTCAATCCGGTACTGGTTTTAAAAGTTGGATCAATTGCACCGCTAGCATCTGTTCTAAATATTCTTGTGCTAGTAAGTGATCCACTATATGTATTTACAAGATTTCCGCCAAATACAATTTTTCCGTCAGTTTGTACTGCTACTGTATATACATTTGCACTAAGTGTGCTTACTCCATTGTTAGTTTTAAAATCAGCATCTACTGCTCCGTTTGCATTTAATCGCAATATACGATTTTGTGTTGCACCATTATAAGTAGTAAATGCACCGCCAACAACAATTTTACCATTTGATTCAGTTGATGCACAACTAACATCATTATTAAAGCCAGATAATCCAGAAGCAAATCCGGTGTCTATCGTTCCATTGGTATTTAATTGAACAATACGATTAACTGTTGAGCCACTATATGTTGTAAAGGCACCGGTGACTAGTATTTTATTTGTAGACGGTATATAATGAATTTGATATACCGAAGCGTTAAATCCAGTACCTATATTAAATGTCGAATCTCGCGAGAAATCTGAGTTTAACATTATAATTCTATTGCTACCAGACGAATTATATTGTGTAAAATTTCCAGCAACTAGATATCTAGTATCAATTTTTTTAATTACATTGACTTGCGATGCAAATTGGCCGGTAGCGTTATATGACTGATATTGAAATCCGCCGAAGGTATGCAATCGAGTGCCAACATATGATGATCCAGATAAATCTAATCGAACAATGCCGGCTGCTACTGGTTCTTTCCATGTATGGAAATATCCACCGACAGCAACAGAACTTCCGGTGATAGATATAGAAGAAACAGCACCTCTGCGATTACTACTAGTACTAGTATCCCACCGATTATAACCAATACCACTAACTGCTGAACCTGTATAATCAAACGTAGTATCTATCGTTCCATCACTATTTAATTTAACTAATCCATATACCGCAGAACCGCTATATGATGTAAATGCATCAGCAACATAAATTTTACCAGCTGAATCTATTTTTATTTTTCGTTCCGATGCGCCATCTAGATGTCCACTTACAGGATCAATTCGATCAAATCCAGCACCGGGATTAAATGTTGTATCTAACGTTCCATCAGTATTAATTCTTGTTATTCTATTTCTAGTCGATCCGCTA